GATTGGGATTTCTATGAAGATTATACCGATAGAAAATGGGCTAAATCTGAAATTAATGATGATTGGGATGATTTAGAATTTTTTGTATAAAAAAGGGACATAAAGTCCTTTTTTTTTTATTTAATGTTCTTCTGTTTCATTACACCCACACTTACATGTTGGTTCTATACCTTCTAACTCATAAACCCCACAGAGAATCAAACTCTTTTTTACATGTTTCACATTTGTATTGCATAAAAATTCCTCTTTACATATAAATACACATAAAGAGGAACAAAGTATAGTTTCGATAAAGGAATATCAAAAAACGTGAATAGCCCTATCGAATCTCAATGTACCAGTAATATCAGCGATATCTGAAGAACTGTAATCAAGGTCACCAAAACCTACGTTAGTTAACATAGTACCTTGTAGAATCCACTTCTCAATTACAACAGCTGTTGGGTCAAGAAGTTCCAATTCAACGTCTTTTTTATAACCAGCTGCGTAACCTTGTCTACCTGTAACAGATTCAGAATGTAATCTCACCCACTCCATTAACGCTTGTGCCGCTGAAGGACCGATTGGGTCTCTAAATGTTACATCAATAGTGTCCCATGTAAATCTACCTAACACAAATGTTGATGTGTTTAAAAACTGAATCTCAGTTTCCTCTTGTGTGATTGATGGTCTAGAACCCGAAGATACGAACCATTCCTGAATACCAAGCGGTGTTGGAAATCTGAATATAAACCTATTCTTCTTCTTTGGTTCGTAAGGAATAGGCATTCTCATTAATAAATCTGCCATGTTTATGTGTTTTTAGTTTTAAGCTTTTATTGTTTAATAATAAATATGCCGTCATTTACTTTTTTCTTTAGTAACCTGTTTGACTATTCATTTTATAATAAATATCATTGTAAGTAGTAAATAATCAAAAACATATATTTTTATGAATAACGAATTTAATAAGTACACAAAACAACATTTAGGGATTCACGATAATGTGATGAAAGGTTACCAAGACATGAGAGCTGAATTACCTATGATACCTAAAGCATCTGTAACACCAACTATTATTGAAGAAAGGAAAATGAACGTGGCAGCTATGTCAGTTTTTGACCGTTTAATGATGGATAGGATTTTATGGGTAGCTGGAGTTGTTGATGATAGAATGTCTATAATTGTTCAAGCACAATTACTTTTCTTATCTGACCAAGACCCAAAGAAAACAATTACAATGCATATTGATTCACCTGGTGGTTCAGTTAAAGCTGGATTATCTATGATTGATAGTATGGAATTATGTGAAGCACCCATTCAAACAATTAATACAGGAATGGCAGCATCTATGGGTTCTGTTTTATTAGGAGCTGGAACAAAAGGTATGAGGAGTTCTTTAAGACACTCAAGAACAATGTTACACCAATCTAGTGGTGGGGCACAAGGTAACATTCAAGACGCTAGAATCACATTTGAGGAGTGGGAGAAAATTAATAAGGAATTATTTATCTTATTAGGTGAGTATTCAGGTAAGACTTATGAACAAGTTGTTGAAGACGCTTCTAGAGATTTATGGTTAACAGGTCAGGAAGCTGTTGATTACGGTATTGTTGATGAATTGATTTTACCAGTTCATTTGAAAAAGAAAGAGGATTAAAATAACAAAAGGGACTTATGTCCCTTTTTTTTTGTTTAATCATGATATCTATATGGTACATTTATCCCCATATATCTTTTTAGTTTACCTTCGGTCCACTTTTCATAGTTAGGTCCAATATAGTATTTATATCTACCATGACGACCTTTCTCAACCTGAAGCAACTATCGAGGTCCAAAATTGACCATTATGTCCTTTTCGGTATGGTTCACCTAAAACCTCAATATAGAAATCTTGTTTAGTACCACTTGGATTTTCTTTGATATAGTCAATAAATTTTTTAGTTAACGTATTTTCTCTTGGTGGGTAATTGAATTGAAATGTTGACGACCCATGATTTGTTGTCCAATAAACCACATCTTCATCATATTCATGATTAAATCGTTTCCTTGGTTGATGGTGTTTAGCCAATGTGTCCATAATGTCATTATCAGTATACCCTCTCTTCTTTAAAGCCTGTCTAGTGGACCAAGGAGTTTCTCTCTCCTTATTACTAAGTTGACCTAATAAATAATCAGCTCTAGTGTCAGGTATATATTTTGTCCATTCAAAATCATTGGCCTCTTCTCGTATGATTTTACGTATATTCATTAAAATTCTCTCTCTATTGCCTCTAAAACCTCATCAACTGAATCATATTGTTCATCAAACCAATACCAATCATCATTTGTTAATGAAAATGAATCATTATCTTCATCATAATCCACAGACTCCTCAAACTCACCTATACGATAAAAACCTTCACCTAAAGCGATTACTAACCCACTTTCAGTACCATTTGGTGAATCTAAACCACCTGAATTAAAATATATTTTAATTACATTTTCATTATATAAATCTACATCTATTGAAGTGGGAAATTTCTCTTTCAAAATCTTAACCAACTCATCCATTGGTGGTATATCGTTTGTCCATTTAAACTCATCTTCTTTTATTATTTTTCTAACTAAGTTCTCTATGTCAGATTCCGTCAATCTAATTACTTTCTTTTTCATAATTTTTAATCTTTTTCTATTACTAATTTCTTCTTATCACCTTCAGATGTATCATACACAACAAAGTGAATTTCAGGGTACATATATTTTAACTCATTTTCTATGAAATCTTTTGATGCCTTAATGTTCCTAATGTCATCATCAGAGAACCCAATTGAAACTTTAGTATAATACATTGAACCGATTAGTTTTTGTACATTACGTAAGACCTTTTGGGTAAAATGTTCTATAGCGACCTTCTTAGCATGTTCAGGGTTTGATGCTCCACTAGTGGTATCTAAATTGAATCTTTTACCGAATTCTTCAGAAGATACAGGATAATATTCCCCAAACTCATTAAGATATAGGTCAATTATTTGGTTACTATTCAATGAACCAGCTTTTAATTTTTGATACCCACGGACATTATATGGTATATTTTTACGTATATTGTTTACCATTGTTTGTTTCTCCTCATCGGTTAATACTAAATCAATGAAAATTTTAACACCTTGTTTAAGTGCTTCAGGTTTGTGTCCTCTAGCTGTATTAATAGCAAATTTATTACCATATATTAAGGCTTCTTTGAATTTATCAAAACTAGGTGCGAATGATTTATTACGAATAGCCTCAATAGTATCATTTAAAAATGAATCTGTTAATTTAAAATTTTCAAAAGCTACATCCACATTGTTACCCCTTAATCTATATTCAGGGTTTGTTCTTACTTGTGCGAATTCCTCAGTTGATACATTAATAGGAACCCAATTACCACCTTTATTTTTATCCATTTTAATCTTGGTAGGCATAAATAAGATGTTATCATCCCAATCGAATATATATGACCTATTAGATATCTCATTAAGATACTTTTTGATTGATTTATATTGTGACTCTTTTATGATTATTTTTTTCATTAAAATCTTTTTATATAAATATTATCTAAGGCATAAAAAACCCACCATAGTAGGTAGGTGGGTTTTATCATATATAAGTTTTATTAATATTACTTTCTTCTTTTAAGTCTTCTTCTTCTGTTTTCAGATACAGAACCTTTTACATGTTTCTTAGCTTCTTTAGCGTGAGTTAATTCATCACCTTTAACACCTGGGTTAACTTCACTTGCGTTTGGCGTATTAGGTCTTTCTTCAACTTGTTTATTACCACCTACAGAACCTTTTACATGTTTCTTAGCTTCAGGAGCTTGTTTCTTAGTATCATTTCTTCCCCAATTCTTTTTAGATGGAGTACCACCACTGTTAGGTCTCTTTTCAACCATAGTCCCATTTTTTGAACCTTTAATATGTTTCTTAGCTTCAGGAGATGCTGCTTCCATAACGAAGTTTTCTACCAACTTCTCAACTTGTTCTTTTGTTACTTTATATCTAATTGCCATTTTTCTTTTAGTGTTTGTAGTTAATTATGTTATTAAACCTGCTTAAATCATTTTTAAGATTCTCACTAATAATATTATGCTTTGATGCCTCTTCAGTTAACTTATTAACTGATTCAACAACCACATCCTCTTCAGATTCTTCCACAACAACATCTGTTGATTCGATTTCTCCCTCTTTTAAGATACCAGCCTCTTTCATTGTTGATTCAACAAGGTTAGTGATATCACTCTTTTTTATAATTTTACTCATAGTTGTGTTTTTTATAATAAATATGTGTTAATCCTAGTAAAAGTCTATGGCCTTTCAACCATAGACTATTTTGTATGTAATATTAAATATTATCGAATGATGCTCCTGTTGGTGTCACGTTAAATTCAACCTCTATAAATTCCAATGAAGGAATTGGTTTAAGGAAGATTTTACCTCTCATTTCGTTTCTATCTATCTCTTCAGGGTCATCAGAAAGAACTACCCTAAAATCTACAAGACCTCTCTCTTTTCTAATGTTATCCAAAATTGGGTTAACTAAGTTTAAGAACTGATTTCTTACAATTTGGTCGTTTTGTTCGAATAGTAACCTTACAGCTACAGCTGATACTAATTTACGTGCTTGTAATAATAGTCTTCTTATATTAATCCTATCAAGAGCTGAATCTTTAACTTGTAGGTTTTTATTACCCCAAATTATTGTACCTTCATCAGAGAAATACGCCATTGGGTTAATCCTACCTTCATATAGAATATCTCTATCTTCTTCAGTTAATTTAACTCTTGGTTGAATTGCTTTAGTAAGACCTCTTGAATAACCAGCAACTGCGAACCATGGGAACGCTACGTTATCTGTTAATGCTATGTTTCTCACAACCTCTAATGTTGGTGGTAACCAAACATTCACTGTATTCTCAGAATCTCTTTCTTGAATCCATGGCCAATATGTACATGTATAGTTAGAATCTATATCAGCAATATCAAGTAAATCTACCATATCACTTGCTAATGAAATGTCTACTGTTGAAAATCCTAAACCTGATGTACTAGATACATTATCATAAGCCACACCTTCAGATGTTGTAGTTATGTATAATGAATCAGCTCTATCGTCCTCAATTAAATCAATCGATTCATTAACTAAATATAAGTTATCAGTATAATCGATACCTGGTGTAGCGAATACGTTAATGTTAACAGACTCAGGGTTTCTAAATGTATCTAAACCATCTAAGTATGCGTAGTAATCGGACGTACCTTCAGTTGCTGAAGTCAATGTGAATTGTCCATTAGCTGCTCCAGCTACATAACCTGTCTTACCAACTTTATATCTATCAGTATTTGTTCTATATGTTCTGTAACAATCCCAACCATCCCAACCTAAGTAAGGTACAAATGTGAATTTTCTAGCGAATAATGATTCATAATTAGTACCCTCGATACCAGCGTCACTTTGAAAACTGTGAACCCCAACCACAAAGTTACCAGCTACAGTAGCTCCTGAATCCATGTGGAATCCTTTAGTTGTAGCTGTCCACATATTAGGTGTAGAATCATTAGTATAACCTTTCCAATTAAACATTGATTGGTCAATACCTGTTGTATTCGAAATACCTAAGTATACTTTCTTAATCCTTTCATTTGTTGGGTCATAAGCTGTTTTGTAATCAATATATGGTGCTTGAATAGAACCAGGGTAATCTCTTACAATATAACCTTCGTAACCAGCTGGGAACGTATCTATTGCTGCGTTAACATTAACAACAGCCATGATATATTTACTTCTTAATACAAACTCACCATCAGCTGTTCCTATTCTTCTAGCGATATAATTGTTAGAAGTTGGGTCCATATCACATTTAGCGAATCTCTCTAATATTGTTGGTCTTGAGTCTAAGTCATTGAATTCTCTCACAACAACATCAAATGTTTTATCACCTGGTTTGATGTTTTGTATTGATATCTTAATTTCTTTATTAGCCTCAGAACCGTCAGAGATAGTGATTAATTTAAACATTTTTTGTACTTCAGAACCACGTAGTTCAGAAACAACCCAAGGTGTTTCAGGAGTTTGAAAACCTTGTTTGTAATTTTCGAAGTTATGTGTTTGTGTTACAGTACTATTAATACCTAAGATATATCCGTTAGAAATCATATCCTCTAGCATTTGTGGATAAATCTCTTCAACCCAAATGTTAGAGTCTTTATCTTGACATGCTGTTCCAAACACACCAGAGATGTAATCTCTTGATGTATTATCAAGAGATATAGTATATTCAGTTGTTGTTGTTAACGCTGATGTTGTAGCTGATAATGTGAACGAAGCTAACGGATTAACAGAAGCTGCTGTAGTATCACCCAACACAACACCTGTGTTCGGATTAGTTCTAAACTCCAATATGTCAGAAACATGGTCAGCTCTAGACCTTAAGTGTGCTAACACAATATTATCGTATTCTGTATAAGCTGTTGCTGTATGTGTAACAACTGTACCTGTCATTGTTCCTTGAGTACCACTAGTAATAGTGATTCCATCAACTGTTGCTGACACACCTGAAAATGTTGTACCTACTGTTCTTTCGAACACGATACCATTAGGATAAGTTGATGTATCATTTGGGATTGGTAAACCTGAAGAGTTTGGACCACTTGGGAATAAACCTAAGTTATATAAGTACTCAGCGTTAACGTCTGTGAAACTATCATAAGTCAACCCTGTGAATGACGCTTGGAATGTAGAAGTTGTAGCTGAAGCTATTGTACTAGGGTCGTAATTCGCTTTAGATGTAATCAACCACGATGAACCTGCGTCATATCCGTTAAGTCCTAAAACTCTTGTTACGAATAATTGATTCGACTCAGTCAAATAACTTTTAGCGATATATGATAATTCATATCTCGGTTTATTGTTAGAATCTTTCTTTGGATTAAGACCACCAAAAATTGCTGTAAACTCATCATATTTGGATATGAAGATTGGTTCGAAAGCTGGACCTTTTAAGGTCTCACCAACCAAACCCAATGTAGTTACCCCAACTTGTTGGGCTACAAATGTTAAATCCTTTTCTGATGTGAACACACCTGGTGATACAAATATTTTACCTGCCATTTTTTTTTTCTTTATTTAAGTAGTTATTTATTAATAAATATGTTTTGGGTCTACCAAAATTTATATATAACATGGAATATCCAATACACACCAATTTTTAGTATGATTCTTTTATTACTTTTATCATACTAGCCCTTTATTTTATGGTCTAAATGTATTATTTTTAATAAAATGACAAATATTAATGAGGAAAAAACTACTTGTTATATGTAGGTGTTTATGGAAAAAGTTAGAAAAGGCACAAAAGTAAAGAAAATTTTAGATGGGAAAATTTTGGAAAAATTACTCATCCTAAAAAAGTAACTATTATAGATAGGATTAAACTTATATTATATAGGTTAAATCAGTGAAAAAAATATGAAAAGAACCAAAAACCTTAAAATAACACCCACAACACATAAAATTTTAAAAAAATATTGTGAGGAGAATGGGTTGAGAATGTTTGCTTTTGTAGAAAAACTGATTAGAGATAAGTGTATTGACCCTAAAGATATCTACAATGAAGATTAACCTAGTTTATTCTTCTTAACATTTACCTTAACCTTAAGTCCAATATCAGTTCTCATACCATCGAATACCAATTTAGGTTTACGACGACCAACCAACTCATAAGATTTATGATACTTCAACTTAGCTGATTCGTATCCTTCATCCCACCATTCTGACATGGAGTCTTTATTAAATATTAATGAATTATTTGTTAATTTTCTTGGTGTGTAGTAAAAGTTGATTTTAACATTACCTTTTACTTGTGCTTTTAAATTAGCTAATCTAATATCATCCCTACCTATTTCTGTCACCATCAAATCAATTGAACGTAATAAGTAATGGAATGGGTTTCTAATTCTTTCAGGTGCTAATGATGAGTGTTCCTTTCTTAAGATAATCACATCTATATCTGTAGCTCCTCTATCAATAGCTTCTTGGATTGGGACGTTTTCTAGGATACCACCGTCTGCATAATCATAACCACCCTTAGTGACATATTCCATAAAAGGAGGTACTGTAGATGAAGCTAACATCCAATCTCCGTAATCTTTCCAACCATAATCGTTTGTAGATTTATATTCTGTTTCAGCTAATGTTAAGTTAGTTGTACAAGCTAAAACCTCTTTACCTGAGTTTTTGATTATTTCAAAATCACGTTCTGTCATGAACGTGTCAATCAACGTTCTTAAGTTTGAAGCGTCACCGAATGCGTTTTTACCTCTGAAGGTTACATTATATAAAACATTAAGATAGTTAATTCCTATTTTAGTTGACCCATTTTCATCCTTTAAAATTTTGAATGGATTAATTTTAAATATGTCTTCCTGTGTTATAGATGTATAAGCGTCCCTTAACTTATCAAGTTTGTTTACAGCTAGGAACGGTACAAGTAAACTACCTGTTGAAGTACCTATTAATAAATCGTAATCCCTACCTTCTTCATCAATAAGATATTGAGCAACACCACCACCGAAGGCCCCTTTACTACCACCACCTGATACGACTAACGCTTTCATTTTCTGTTTTTTTATCTATAAAAACTGAACCCCTGTTATCAAATAGTCAACACACATCTGTAACATACTTGCAGTATAATAACTTTGCTGTGCAAACCCTGCTGTTGTATAGTCTATTCCTAATGCTGGGTAAGAGCCATTTGTTAGCCACATTTCTAAATAGGGTAACCCTGCATCTATATAATCATCCTTAAAAGGCTTAGTATCTGTATAGAAGGCAACTGCTTCTGCTTCTGTTACTTGTAAAGCTATCTGTTGTCGTAAATATTCCCATCTTGTTGCTCTCGCTATTTTAGACTTCGTTACATATTCTAGCTTCGCATCTGTTTGTTCCTGTGGTGTTAGCACTTCATCTAATTCTGTTTGTAACAACGTATAAGACAATAATCTTGCAATAGGAAGTTTATCTTTACTTCTTAGATTAGTCCAACCTACATTTGTGTAAATAGCCTTAACCATAGTGTTCGCTAACTTTATATCTGACAAATCAGNAACATACATTTCTATATANNNAGGNTTNTNTGTTCTNTNTATNTATANNCTNGGGTTGGNTGTTAATTCAGNATCACTAATTAANTTGTATNTTTCANTTGATATTTCTTTTACTAATTTCATTATAGATATAAAATTTTAACGTTATCAATATTTGCAGGCGGTTGATACTCAACAGTTGAATCATTCCTCCAAGAAAACACTATCCTTCTTGTAGTTCCTGCTTCACCTAAAGGCAATGCTATTTGAGAATTTATAAATGTTAATTGATTGTTGTACTGTGATAACCCTATTTGTCCTGTTGTTAATTCTGTATTTGCAACAGGTGTGGTTGTTGTTGGGACATCATAAATCGCTAACCAATCATAATTTAGCTCAGCTTCACATAACCAATCAAAGGATAATGCCAATGAAGAAGTTGCAGCAGGCATCAAAACATCTATGTAAGCATGAGAAACATCTAATGTTGTTCCTGTACTACCATATACATTTGACGCCCCTCCGTTATTTGATATGTAGAGGGAATATGTTCCACTTGCGGGATTGACTGTTCCTCGTACCCAATTATTTTCACCACCATTTACTAAAACAAAACCTCCTAAACCTGTTTCAAAATCGCCAACTAATTGTTCATTAAAAATTGTTGTATCATTTACGCTATCCCATTTAGTTCCGTCCCAATATACTAACTCACCTAAAGTTGAGTTATAGAAAGGCAAGCCTGTTGTTGGATTTGTTATGGCGAACATTTCGGCACTTGTTACAGTAGAATGTGGTTCGTTATTATATATTCCAACGTTCCCAACTGAGTTAATATCACTATTCAATGGATTGAAGTTAGCAATTCTTGTGGGAGATGTACCTGTAAAAGTATTTAAGGCTATAAAGAATATTTCTTGAATAGTTATTCCTAATTCGTTAATATCTAACGAAGTTGTACCTACATTTGCGTCAAAATCACAACTCGTGATTCTTAATTCATCATAACTTCCTACATCAACTTTAATTTGGGTACCAGTATCAGTAGAAGAAAAATACAAGCTTTCAATTATAACATCTATTGCTACAGCTCCTGACGTTATTGTTATACCATCAGTATTACCCTTATGTGTATTATTTTTGTAATTAACATTCACGTTTGTGAATGTTCCTAACTTAGTATTTGATTCCAACCGAGATTGAAACATCCGAATTGTTTCTACTCCTGTACCTGAGAAAGCAAATACTTGTGTTGTTCCTGTCACATTTAATTCTCTTAATGTGGCTGAAATATTAGTACCTCGAATAGCTGCTCCTGTTCCTGTATATGTTAGTGTTGTAAGATTATGGTTAATTGTATCTATTACTGTATTGTTTCCAAGATTCCAATAATCCGTACCCATCGCCAATGGAGAAGTGATAAAGTACTTTTTGTTTGGAAGAAAATCTCTTTTACCGCCAATTGCTGTTGGTAAATCTGATAAAGAATTTACAATTACCACATTATTATACGTGTCAACATTAGACCAGTTAACTTTTTTATGTGAAGAATTACTAGTATCCCACACCATTAAATAATCATCACTTACAGGTGTACCTATATCAGGTAAACTATCTACTGTTACTTCTTGTCTTGTATTACCAGTACCACCAATCCAAAAATTTTGGTTGGTAATATTCGGTATGAATTGACTTAAATCTACAGTGATATTTGAAAGTCCTTCTGTTCTACCAAGTTCTAGAGTATTACTGTTCATGGTAGCTCCACTAACAACACCATCATTAGTATCATCTACAAATTGAGATAAATCTACAGTGACATTACTTAAACCACCACTTCTTGATAGTTCAAGAGTGTTAGAGTTCATGGTTGCTCCTGTTACAAAATTATCAGTGTTATCAAAATAAGATGAAGTATCAATTGTCACATCTAATAAACCACCATTTCTACCTAGTATTAAATCAGTACCATTTACAGTACCACCTGTTACATAATAATTTGTATCATCTATGAATTGACTTAAATCCACGGTTAAAGTAGATAAACCTTCATTTCTTGAAAGTTCTAAATTAGTACCATTAAGTGTCGCTCCCGTTATATAAGTGTCAGGAACATCAACAGTTTACCATACCATTTTTGACGAGATAATGTTATTGTACCATTTTGAATATGTGGCTCCTGTTACAAAATTGTTTTTATCAATAAACTGACTTAAATCGGTTGTTAATGTATTAAGTCCACCATTTCTACTCAGTTCAAGAGTATTGCCATTCATTGTGGAACCTGTAATATAATAGTTATCACCAATGAATTGACTTAAATCTACTGTGACATTTGAAAGTCCTTGTGTTCTACCAAGTTCTAATGTGTTACCATTCATGGTAGCTCCACTAACAACACCATCATTAGTATCATCCACAAATTGAGATAAATCTACAGTAACATTGGATAATCCACCTGAACGTGATAATTCAAGAATATTAACATTCATTGTAGCCCCTGTTACGAAATTATCAGTATCAATAAATTGGGATAGGTCAGTAGTTAATGTAGATAACCCACCATTTCTAGATAACTCTAATGTAGTACCGTTCATTGTGGAACCTGTAATATAATAGTTATCATCAATGAATTGACTTAAATCTACAGTGATATTTGAAAGTCCACCTGAACGAGATAATTCAAGAACATTAACATTCATAGTAGCTCCTGTAATGAATCTATCTGTATTATCAAAGTAAGTTGATGTATCTATAATAATATCAGATAAACCACCATTACGACCTAATTCTAAGTTGGTTCCATTTACAGTACCACCTGTTACATACGAATTAGTATCATTTGGTATTGTTACATCTATTTTAATAATATCATCAACAGTAGACAAAGTTGTATTTGTACCACCTGAGAGTGTTCTGAAATTCATATAACTACTTGTAACACCACTGAATATTTCGTTACCACCACCAACATTAATACCACCGTTCATTTTAGTGTTTAATGTATTTTGTGTATTGGCTGTATATGTTGTGAAGGTAGAATCATCCACCTTAGAATCTAAAGTTGTTTGTGTATTAGCTGTATATGTTGTAAACACAGAGTTATCAACCTTAGAATCTAACTTAGTCTCAGTTGTTGCTGTATATGTTGTGAAGGTAGAATCATCCACCTTAGAATCTAAAGTTGTTTGTGTATTAGCTGTATATGAATAGAAATCACTGTTATTAGTTTTACCACTTAATAACGGAGTAAGGTCTACATTGTAGATATTAGACCCTTGTATGTTATTATCGAATCTAATCTCATTACCATTGAGATATGAGTTAATTGTATACGAATCTGTCATCCCTGTGGTAAATCCACTTACTTCGAATGTTGTTCCACTATTAGTTGTATATGTTACAATACCTGTGGATATATTATAAACACCACTCATTACATAGATGTCTGATGCTAATGTTGCTAGATTAGATGTTATATCAGATAACCCACCACTTCTATGTAATGTTAAATCGTATGATGTGTTATTGAATGTAGTCCCTGTTACGAACCTATCAGTATTATCAAAATAAGATGAAGTATCTATTGTTATATCATTTAGGCCACCATTTCTACCTAGGATTAAATCAGTACCATTTACAGTACCACCTGTTACATAATAATTTGTATTGTCTATGAATTGAGATAAATCTACAGTGATATTTGAAAGTCCTTGTGTTCTACCAAGTTCTAATGTGTTACCATTCATGGTAGCTCCACTAACAACACCATCATTAACATCTATGAATTGACTTAAATCTACAGTAACATTTGAAAGTCCACCTGAACGAGATAATTCAAGAACATTAACATTCATTGTAGCCCCTGTTACAAAATTATCAGTATTGTCGAAATATGCTGACGTATCTATAACAACATCAACTAACCCACCATTACGACCTAACTCTAAGTTAGTACCATTTACAGTACCACCAGTTACGTAATAATTTGTGTCATCAATAAATTGAGTCATATCCACGGATAGGATACCCAACCCTTGGTTTCTAGATAACTCTAGAGAATTACCATTCATAGTGGCACCAGTGATAAATGAATCAACACCAGTTAATACAGTACCATTACTTAAAGTAATTCCACTAAAAGTTATAGTTTGGCCTGAGGTGTCATATAGTCTTTGACCTATGACATTATTCTCGTTATTTATCTTTATGATTCTATGATTACCCATTAGTTATTAGCTTTATAATTAAATATCAAACCATAGATATAACTTGTTATGTTATTAGCTGTATCTCTTGAATCACTTGCGTTCCTATTCACCTTAACAGTAACAGCATCATAAGTGTTAAATGTAGTACCTGTTGGTGTTATGTATGGTGTTGTCCCTCTATTCAAGAAAGTTTGACCAGAGACAACTAAATCCATATGTGGACCTGACTCAGTTATTATCGAAAAGTCAACACCTGTCGCACAATTCGTTATCGAGAATGACCAAACAATGTCATTAACTGTTGATTGTGATGTATATATCAACTCAAACGTACCACCTGAAACATAATCTTGTGGAACCACCATTGGGAATGAACATTCATTATTATCTACACTATTACCACCAAACGACAAGAAAGAAACACCAGTATTACCGTGGTATACTAATCCTGATGACCCCATTGTGGATGCCATAACCGCTGGTATAAATAATTTTCTATCTAAAGTTGTATCAGGGTTTAATCCTGATAAATCAGTTGTTAATGTACTAAAACCACCATTTCTACCAAGTTCTAATGTGTTACCATTAAGTGTTGAACCTGTAACGAAAGAATCTGTATTATCTATAAACTGACTTAGGTCTACAGTTACGTCTGAAAGTCCTTGGGTCCTACCAAGTTCTAAAGTGTTACCGTTCATGGTAGCTCCTGAAACAACACCGTCATTTGTATCGTCTACAAATTGTGATAAATCAACAGTTACGTTTGGTAGTCCCCCACTTCTAGATAATTCTAGAGTATTAACATTCATGGTAGCACCCGTAACAAACCTATCGGTATTATCGAAGAAGTCACTAGTGTCAATTGTTACGTTTGACAATCCACCATTTCTACCAAGGATTAAATCTGTCCCTGTTACAGTACCACCAGTAACGTATGAATTCGTATCATCAATAAATTGAGACATGTCGATTGTTACAGCTGATAAAGCATTTGTTCTATTAAGAACTAACGTTGTACCTACCATGGTACCACCCGTAACAAAGTTATCTGTATTATCAAGGAATTGAGATAGGTCTGTTGTTAACGTACTTAATCCACCATTTCTACCAATCTCAAGAGTGTTTCCATTTAATGTTGAACCTGTTACATAATAATTAGTGTCTATGTCAACGAATTGTGATAGGTCTACTGTAACATCAGATAGACCCTGAGTTCTACCTAACTCAAGGGTATTACCATTCATTGTAGCTCCACTAACAACACCGTCACTAGAATCATCTACGAACTGACTTAAATCTACAGTTACATCTGAAAGTCCACCACTTCTAGATAATTCTAGAGTATTAACATTCATTGTTGCTCCTGTAACATAATTGTCAATGTTGTCGAAATAAGCTGATGTATCTATAATAACATCAGACAATCCTCCGTTACGACCTAACTCTAAATTGGTTCCATTTACAGTACCACCAGTTACGTAATAGTTAGTACCATCAACTAATGAACTTAAATCCACAGTTAATGTAGATAGACCCTCATTTCTAGAAAGTTCTAAATCGGTACCGTTAAGTGTGGCACCTGTAATATATGCGTCAGGTACATCAACATCTACCGTACCATTTTGACGTGATAAAGTGATTGTACCGTTTGAGTATGTTGCTCCTGTTACAAAGTTATCTGTGTTATCGATGAACTGAGATAAGTCAGTTGTTAAAGTAGATAATCCTCCGTTCCTAGATAGTTCTAATACGTTACCATTCATCGTTGAACCAGTAACATAATAGTTAGTATTATCCATAAATTGGGATAGGTCTACGGTAACATCTGAAAGACCACCTGAACGAGATAGTTCAAGAACATTAGAGTTCATTGTGGCTCCCGTCACAAATCTATCAGTATTGTCGAAATATGGTGTTGTATCAATAGTAACGTTTGGTAATCCTCCGTTACGACCTAAAATAAGGTCTGTACCTGAAACAGTCCCACCTGTTACATGAGAATTCGTATCAGCAGGTATTGTTACATCAATTTTAATGACATCACCAATAGTTGATAATGTTGTGTTTGAACCACCTGAAAGTGTTCTAAAATGTATATCCGTACCTGTTATACCACTAAGTACCTCATGACCACCACCATTGTTAAATCCACTATCTATCTTAGTATCTAGTGCTGTTTGTGTATTAGCTGTGTATGTTGTAAACACAGAGTTATCTACCTTAGAATCTAATTTATCTTGGGTTGACCCTGTGTAAATGTAGAAATCACTATTATCCGTCTTACCACTCAATAGTGGAGTTAAGTCTACATTATATATGTTAGACCCTTGGATATTATTATCGAATCTAATTTCATTACCGACAATATATGAACTAGTTGTGTATGAATCAGTCATTCCTGATGTAAATCCACTTACTTCGAAAGTTGTCCCACTATTAGTTGTATATGTTACGATACCTGTTGAGATATCATAAACACCACTCATTACGAATATATCAGACGCTAACGCTGATAAGTTAGAAATATAACTAGGTTTACCATTATTTTGACTAACGGTTAAATCATAAGTTGTTGAATTAAATGTTAATCCAGTAACAGAAGAACCAATTGTTGATAGGGTTCTAGTTTTAACCGAACCGTCAGTATCTCTAACAAGTATATCAGGTATCGTATTATCAACTACAGGTGTTGAGAATATATTCATCGTGTCAGCTGTTAATCCACCACTAACCTGTGAAGTACCCTCAACGTAAAATCTTGTTGTTGCTGTATATAAATCTAATGTAGAATTACCAATATAGACATTACCATATCTGAATTGTGTTGTATTATATTGTTGTGATTGTCTAAACGCTGGTCCCCCATAAGCATCATTAGCGTCACCTATCCTAAATTCTAAATCGGATGCAGCTAAAGACCCCTCAAACATAAACACATCTTCACCATCAACATCTCTGTATGTTGCGATATCATAAGCATTATCCGCTTGAAGTGATAATACAAAATTTGATACGGGTCCGTTAACACGTAACTTACCATCTATAATAAGGTCATCGTGTACTGTAACTGGTGAACAACCATATATGTTTGTTACATAGAAATTTAGATTATACAACTTCCTGAAGTGTTTTCCAGTAAATTGTAATGAAGATAAATCAGTACTGATTGTACTAAGTCCACCATTACGAGAAGTTTCTAATGTTGTCCCATTTAGTGTTTGTCCTGTAACATAAAAGTTAGTATCATCAAGTAGTGACGATACGTCGACAGATACGTTAGAGAAGTTACCATTACCACTAAAAGTGATAAAACCACCTGAATATGTACCACCAGTCATATAACTGTCAGTAATACCTAATAAATTAGAACCATCACCGTAGTATGTTCCACCACTAAAGGTTGTAGCGTTTATAGTTGGGATAGTTAGTACACCATTATCGAATATACCACCACCAACATTAACACCATTACTAGTACAACCTGTGATAAAATCTACAGTAATACCACCTCCACCACATACGGTTAATCCACTAAAATTACCGTAATCTGAGGTTGGTTCAACTACGATATATTTAGTTACACTATTTGAACAATCACTCATATTATTTTATTATTGTACCTCTTAATTTCATTTCACTAGCTAATAGAGAATCTGTTCTAATGATAGTTAATGTTATTGAATCACCTGATTCTACCGAAATAGGTGTTGAAACAATATTATTGTTTACCCTTACGGTGTAGGCACTAATATTACTAGCCTCTATAGTATTAAATATCGACTTAGAATCCGATTGGAAAGTTATTTCCGTTGTGGATTTAGCTTGGAACTGAACAATACATGTTGTGTTAACATCATTCATAGTATCATCTTTAATAAATGTAGTAACAACTTTAGGTGTTTTATCATCCATTTCAATGGTTACGAATGTACGTTCCAACGCAGGAACAACTTCGAACTCATCCTCATCAATCAGATAACCCATCAATCTCATTTCATATGTTTGTACATAATATCTTTTACCTTCTAAATTATCTACGGTACTTTCATCACCAATAGATTCTAACATTATTGGGAAGTAGTGTCCTTTGATATTTACATAAGCTTGTGCTGATACGAAGTTTTGTAACACCTTCTTATTCAACTTATTAAGTTGTCTCATTTTATATGAAAACAATCTAACCGTGTAGGTTAAATCAACCCCAACAGGATTAGGTATTTTATGGATATCCACACCTTTCTTATTACCATCCCAAACAGGTATTCTAGCGTATTCAAATGTTTTTCTTATTGGAATTTTAAAATCAGCTGGATTTGTACCAACTTGGGCATCAGGTTTTCTAACAATTGATATAAAAGGTATTTTTACGTTTTTATATTTATCAGAATTCTGCCATGTCTTAGCAAACTCTCTCCATCTAGATAGAGTAAGAAATAACACAGGTACTTTATCACCGTTAACGACCATCTCTAAATCATCCTCAACAAAACTAACAAACCCAGCATCTAAATCCGCGTGGTCTACACNTCGTGGTAAAAATGATTTATTNTGGTCAAGAAATTGGTCTTGATACTCTTTTGGCCCAGCATCCAAATACCTTCTCTTAATATTTAAGTTTTTTTTCTTAGGTAATGCCATATCTTATCTGTATTTCCATTTTTAACATATATTTTATCTACCATAATTAATATGAAGGTTTGAACTCATCTTCATCCGCTGTTACACACGTTATTGTTCTATAATAAGATTTGTAACCAACCCTTGTATGTGTGTTATCAGAGTTTATTCTACCATCATTAGTAACGGTGAAGTATTTTATATTATCCTCACTATCAGAATATCCAATATAGTCACCATACGAAATTTCAGCATCTAACTCTTTTAGATGGTCAGTGAATACAGTAAATATGAGGTTACCATAATCTTGATATTGTAGTGAACCTTCTGAATAAGTTTCATTCCCAGCTTGTTCTAATATTATTCTTACGTTAATTTCTTTTGGTGGTGAAAATTTAATCTTATCACCGTCTACTTCCCCATATACATCATCACCTGATTTCTCAGATTTAATACGGTCAACTTGAAATAAAACAACCACCATATTCAAATCTCCCTCAAAGAATTCTCTAGCTAGATTGTTATCTAATTGAAAATCTTCCTCGGAATAAAATTTTTCCATTCTGCTTATAGGTCTCTTCTTATTCATTATATGTTTTTTTATAAATATTTAGATTTTTCGTATTTCTATTATATTTCTTTGACAAATATGTTAGATTTATCTAAATTGAAAAATAGAATGGTCCTTCTGAAGTTAAAAGAGTATGATGGACCCAACGAGTATATTCATAGACTAAGAATGAATGTTCTACGAGGGAAAGTAATTCTAACCCAAAATCAGGTTACCTATATAAACGATAATTACACCACAGAACCTATTGAGGTTAATAGGATTATTGAGATAACACCATTCTTTGGTGAACAACTAGAAGAGAAGTGGGAATTAAAACATACACCTAAAAGAATCTTAGTTGAAACTCTATTAGCTGAGAGTGATAAATCATATCACGTAAAAGGTAAACTCTACAGAAACCAAAAAAAATCAGAACTTTATTTTTTACCAAAAACACAAATTAATACTGACTTATTTGAAGATGAGAAAGTTGATATTGATGTGGACTTTGTTAAATATAAAAACATGGACCATTATCTTCTCCCTGACGGGACCATAGGACGTACCGCGTACAAGTACCAAGAAGAAGGTGTTAAGTTCCTATTATCAAAGAAAAAATGTATCCTTGCTGATGATATGGGTCTAGGTAAAGCTGCAGCATTAGATAGTAAACTACTAACACCCAACGGTTACATTAACATGGGTGATGTTAATGTAGGGGATTATGTAATCGGTTCAAACGGTAAACCAACTAAAGTAACTGGTGTTTACCCGAAAGGTGAGAAAAAAATGTTTAATATAACGTTTACTGATGGTACAATAGTTGAAACTTGTGATGAACATCTTTGGGCCGTACAAACCACTAACCATAAAAAACGTGGAAATGGTTTTATGGTTAAACCACTACATGAGTTGATGGGGGATTTAACATATGGTACTAAGGGTAACCTAAAATGGTATATACCGATGGTAAAACCGATTGAGTTTATTAAACAAGAAACACATATAGACCCCTATTTGATGGGTTGTTTATTAGGTGATGGGGGGTTTAGTAGCCATAATATTAAATTATCATCTATTGATTCGGAATTAATTAATGAATGTGGTAAAAGATTACCTAAAGGATACTATTTTAATCAGGTTGGTGACACTTGTGATTGGCATCTATGCGGTTCTGATGTGTCTGATAAAGTTATAAAAGGTAAAAATTCGGTAATACGTAATTTAAAAAACTATAACTTAATGGGTACTAAATCAGATACCAAATTCGTACCAAAAAACTATTTATATAACACTAAAAAGGTTAGACTTGAAGTTCTTCGGGGATTATTAGACACTAATGGGTATTGTTCTAAATCAGGTACAATACAACATTATTCCACTTCACAACAATTATCAAACGATGTTAAAGAATTGGTTATGTCATTAGGTGGTGTTGCGAGACAAAGTGATAAAATGGGTTCATATCAACTACCTAACGGTGAAATACGAATGTGTGAGATTTGTTACACATTAACAATAAATTTACCACAAGAAATCACACCATTCAAACTAACACGTAAAATTACTTTACTGAATAAAAACAAAAAATACACACCATCTAGAGGTATTAAAAAAATTGAATTTTCGAGAATCACAAAAGCACAATGTATATCTGTCGAAGCTAAAGATAGATTATATGTTATGGATAATTATGTTGTGACACACAACACATACCAATCGATAGTAGCAGCTTTAGAGACTGACGCTAGAAAAATATTAGTAGTTTGTCCCGCAAACGCCAAAATCAATTGGAAACGTGAAATATCTAATTTTGTCTCTGAAGATGACGTATCTATACCTTAAAACAGGTCATTGGGACCCGAAGAGATTCACAATAATCAATTACGATATCCTTAAAAACTTTCATACCCTAGTTGATAGGAGGAAGAAGTATGAGGAAGGTGATATTTGTCGTCATTTAGTTGATAATGAATTCGACTTAATCATCTTAGATGAAGCACACATGGTTAAAAACCCAAAATCACAAAGAACTAAGATAATTAATGAGGTATCTAAGAATATCGAACGTAGATGGTTATTAACAGGTACACCAATTGCTAATAGACCAATGGATTACTTTAATCTATTACATCTTTGTGATTCACCACTTACTGCAAATTGGCAATACTTCGCATTTAGATATTGTGCAGCTAAAAAATTCTTTAAGAGAACAAAGAATGGTAGGTCTAGACAAATATGGATTACTGATGGAGCTTCTAACTTAGAGGAACTACATAATAGAACTAAGAAATATATCCTAAGAAGAGTTAAGGAAGACCACTTAGACTTGCCTCCGAAGATTGTGGCACCTTATTACCTTGAAATGGATGACATGAGAGGATACAATACAGTATTCGATGAATATCTTGAATGGGCTAAGTCTGAAGGTAAGAGTCTTGGTGCTGGTAGACACATGGTTGAATTAGGTCTACTTAGAAAGTTCATTTCACTTAAGAAAGTTGAACATAGTATTGAGATTGCTCAACAAGCTATCGAACAAGGTAAGAAAATTATTATTTTCACTAGTTTCACAGATTCATTTAACACCTTAATGTCACACTTCGGAAAAATCGCTGTGGGTCACAATGGTAAGATGAATGGTTCACAAAAACAATCATCAATCGATAACTTCCAAAACAACGATAAAGTAAAAGTGTTTGTTGGGAACCTAATCTCAGCGGGTACATCTATTACATTGACAGCAGCGGAAGTGGTTATTATGAATGATTTGGATTTCGTTCCAGCTAACCATGCTCAAGCTGAAGATAGAGCATACAGAATTTCTCAGGAGAATACAGTAAATGTATACTACCCAATATTTGAAGATACTGTGGATATAATGATGTATGAAATGTTACAGAAGAAGAAACAGATTATCGGAACCATTATGGGTGAGGAACACGAAGAGGTTGATATATCAAAAGAATTTATTAAACAAATAGGTGTTAATCATAAATTTCTTTAACAAACAATTTCAGACTGAACAATACTATCAACAACGTTAACAAATAAATCTTCTCTAATTGGGAAGATTCCTGTTGCACCATCATCTAAGAAATCTAATTTGAATTCAGCCTTATAACAACCAACCTTTTTGGTGTCTTTTAATTTAAATTGATAACCTATGTAAAATTCCTCATCTTCAGGACAAGCAATCTTATCAACACTAATTATTAAACCTTGTTGGTTATAAACTCTAGGAATACCTTTTTCATCTACCATTGAGAAAGTTACTGCGGCATTCTCAATTCTATCGAAAATTTTCTTATAGTCATATCTACCATCGTTTACTACCTTCATCTTAAGGATTGGTAGTGTTGAGTTCTTTTTTANGAAAAAATGTTGTGCCATATAATATAAATATCAAATACTATTAAATGGTAGTAATATATTGTATATCAACAACGGCTCCAACTGTAGCAATTGTAATCCAAGAGTCTAAATCCGCATCATATAATAATGTTACACTATTGTTAGTACCCTGTATTTTAATTTCATCATAAGTTATGATATCATTAGCTTTAGTAATACCACCACCAACACCAGTTGTTGCGATAAGCCCATATACACTATCACCATGTTTATGTAATACCACAATCTGACCGTCTTTTGGTGTTGGGTGTAAACCATTTGAGGATGGTAATTTATATTTAGTATCACCACTTATAGATGTTGACCTGATATAATAATCATCCATGGTGATATTAATTGATGTAGTATCACCCGTACTAATAGAAGTTCCAACGTGTAAACCACCCGTACTAACATTTCCTTTTGATTCTAAGTTAGGTACGAATACCGTATCACTAGTATCACCCGTAATATTACTACCACCAAGTATAACACTTCTAAAAGCAGTAGGTGATATTCTATTACCATTACCACCTAATATAGCTGAATCGTAACTATTAACGATTGTATGACTACGACCACCTAATATAGCTGAGTAAGGACCACTAGAAACATTTGTACCTAATCTGGGTTCAATAGATGTCGTTGAACCTGAGTTATATTGGTAAGGTACATTAGCAGTAATGAAGGTAGTGATTGAACTTAATGTTTCATTTCTAGTACCATTTGTGTTATGTATCGCAAATAAATCATCACCACTTAAAGCTATTGAACTTGGGGTTAATTGGTCTATTCTTTTATCTTTTGCCATCTGTTGTGTGTTTATAACATAAATATATTATCTGAGAATGATGTCTACTCGTTAGTAATAAATAACCACATTTCTGAGGAAATTTATTAATTTATGGATTTTATTTAGACGTGTGACTAGTTGTTATCCCCTTATGGAACCCGCACCGAACACTTTAACCTCCACAGTCATAAAAAGCATTAAACCATCAGTAGGTGTACCAGTACCCCTTGATACCGTCACCCAATCAATGTAATCCGCACTATGAAACCCTGTTTTCTGAACTAAACCATCACCTTCTAATGGTCCGAAGACTACTGTGGTATTATCAAGTGGGAAAGTCCCTATTGAGTTGATATGGAAACTACCAGTAGCCTCATAACTAATGGTTGGGGTCACACCTAATGTGTTTTCTAAAATTGTCATTGATGGATTGGTTATTGAGGTTAAATCACTTATATTAGCTCTAAATATTTTATATGATGTTGATTCAAGTGGTAATGTTATTATACCACCACCTGTAAATCCACTATAAGTAGTTAAATCATCTACAGATACCCTTTCAGTTTTTCCATTAGAAAATATTGGTATTAATTCATTACCATTTATTTTATTACCATTTGCTTTATTACCTTTACTTAATAATTGGTCTATTCTTTTGTTTGACACTATAATATAATTTTATCTCCATTTTCTGTTATTATGTAACAAGTTCCATCATGTAATAAATAGTTACTTGGTATTCCAGAACTACATTTACCACATAAAATTGAACCAGGTTGTATAATTTGTGTACCACCAAAAGTGGACCTTACACAATACCTATTACATTCACTAAATAAATTATTCCTTAATTCTAAAATGTTTAGTGGTCTCTTGTAGAACCTAAGTTGTGATAGTTGTCCTAAGAAACTACCAGCAAAATTCTTCTCTAATAATAAACCACTATCATCTGGGTCTGGTCCACCGAATGTCTGACTCTCAGCCAAACCTTGTGTACCACCACCCCAACTCATATTGTATGGTACACCTTCTTGTTTATCANNCCATTCGTTAAGAGCTCTTAACTGTATACCTATAAATTCTTTTGATTTTAATACTAATCTACCATTAACTAACATCTTTAATGTTCCAGCTGGTAAACCGTTCTTCTCACCACCCTGTATATAAACTACTTGTATTAATGTAGGTGTGTTCCCTGTTGGGATTACAGGTACAGAAGTGTATTCTTCTTCTATTGTATTACCTGTGATTGTGAATTTATTATTTCTACATTCACCAGTTACACTTACCTTTCTCCACCCTAATCTATTATCATCTGTAATTCTAAACCCTAAAGCATTCTCACCTAACTGATTACAGTAAGTATTATATGAAGTACCTGAGGTTACTGAACTAACTGTTGAACCCGTAATTGGACATACACAATCACAACCTCGAAAAGGGTTCATACCACCTAATGTACTTGTTTGACTTTTGGAGAACCAATCTTGTCCACCATTCAGTCCCTCATCAACCTCAATATTTGGTTGTAGGGGTAATCCTGTTGATGTTGTATGACCTGATTCTCCTGAGAATATGTTTTGAAATTTATTTTCAGCTCTTGTTCCTATATAGAAGAAGAACCCCGTATTACCTGAATAAATGTCATTTAATGTTGTTGTACTACCTGTTGATGTGTCACAAGTCGTGTTTGGGTATATCCATGTTTCCATAGTCCAACCCTTTTCAAAAGTCGTTGGGAATATGTTGTAGACTTGTGCATCAGGGTCACCTTTAATTATAGTAGATTCATCCACCGTACCACAAGAACCACTAGTCACACCTGTTGTTGGTGCTGGAGCCTCAAAATCTATCTTAAAGAATCCTTGGTAGAATCCACCATTCACACATATCGATTCTTCCATCTCACAACCCCTACCAACTGTAGTACCTGTTAAGTATGTCCATGAATAATCATATTTTCCTTTTGTGGTTACATACCTTGTTTCAGCACTAAAGGTGTGACACGTTGTACCTGTCACACCTGAGATAACCCACGTTGTAGCTGAGGTACAAGCTGTAAAAATTTGTTCTTGTATTGTATAACCCGTAACTGGGTATAATACCATTTTTGTGTCGGCTGATGTAATTATTAATGTGTCAGTAAAACCAGTTACCCTACCATTATCTACGCCTGTTAATCCGAAGTCGGATAATGTCATTCCTGATGATGGTGTGATTGTGACACCTGTCCATTCAGTTAAACTAGTTAGTGATGTACCATCAGTTGTGGTACCTGTTTTACTAATATCAAACCACAGAACTAAATCATTATCAGTAATAACACCTAAACCACAGTTATCATTACAACTTGTTGCATAAGGTAATAACATCCCTTGATTGTCGGATGTTAAGTGAAAGTCCCAATACCCATCAGGAACAACCTTACCATCAAAATTGTTAAAATAATAGTTATCTATCCCCATAATATATTATGTATAGTTTGTATCAATATCCCAATAAACATTAGTACCATCATATTTAAATGTTAATATATCAATACTGTTAGGTGAGCCTGTTAATGTTATGAAACCACCACCGTCATTAACGATTAAATGTGATACAACACCACCATTAACATTACCTAAGTGTATTCCGTGTAAAACCTATTGTATCTTGTATTAAAATCAATGTACCATAGTCACCATCACGAACGTTATTTAAATGTATTGTCGTGTCACCTGTTAATGTTATCTTATAGTTAGTACTTGTACCTGAAACATCCCATGTA